TGCCATTCGCGCCGCCGCCGCCACCCGCCTGCTCGGTTAAGGAGACCCGACCATGCCCATCTCGAACATCGGCGGCGGCTCTCAGGTCGGCGACGGCAACCTCGCCGAAGTCACCCTGTACCCCGTCCCCGCCCCGGCCACTGCCACCGCCACCGCCACCCTGACGGCTGCGCAGATCACCAACGGCATCCTGCTCGGGAGCCCCGGCTCCTCGGCGGCTGCCTACACCCTGCCGACTGCCGCCGTCCTCGACGCCGCCTTGGCCAACGCCAAGATCGGCTCGTCGTTCGACTTCTCGGTCCTGAACGTCGACGGATCCGGCTCCGGCGTCATCACCATGACGACCAACACCGGCTGGACCCTCGTCGGCCTGATGACCGTCGTGGCCACCGCCGGCACTGCCCAGGTCTTCCGCGCCCGCAAGACGGGCGACGCGGCTTGGTCCCTGTACCGCTTCGCCTGACGCCTACCTCCGCCCCGCCTTAACCGGCGGGGCGGCTCTACCCTTGCCAACGACGGGACGAGAGCATGACGACCGCAGGAGACATCATCTACGGCGCGCTCCGTCTGATCGGACAACTGGCAGAGGGCGAGGTTCCTTCGGCGGACACGGCGCAGGACGCGCTGACCGCGATGAACCAGATGATCGATAGCTGGAGCACCGAGCGGCTCGCTGTCTACGCCACCCAAGACCAGACTTTCGTGTGGCCCGCCAATCAAGCGACCCGCACCATCGGCCCCTCGGGCGACTTCGTCGGTCTGCGGCCCGTGCTGCTCGACGACAGCACCTACTACGTCGACCCGAACGGGCTGGCGTTCACGCCGCTCATCATCAATGAGGCGGAGTACAACGCCATCGTCCAAAAGACGGTGACGAGCACCTACCCGCAGGTGATCTACGCCGAAGCCTCCTACCCGGACGCGACGTACAAGGTCTATCCGGTGCCGACGCAGGCGCTCACCTGGCACATCATCTCGGTGCTGGAGCTGTCGCAGCCGGCGTCGCTCGGCACGGTCCTGTCGTTCCCGCCCGGCTACCTGCGCGCCTTCCGGTACAATCTGGCCTGCGAACTGGCGGCCGAGTTCGGCGTCGAGCCGTCCTCGCAGGTCAAGCGCATCGCCATGGTCGCCAAGCGCGACCTGAAGCGGATCAACAACCCGAACGACTTGATGGCGATGCCTGCGTCGCTGATGGGCACCGGCGGCCGGTACAACATCTACACCAACCAGCCGAACTGACATGAAGACGCCGATCCTCGGGTCCAGCTATGTCATCCGCAGCCCGAACGCGGCGGACGCCCGCATGGTCAACCTCTACCCGGAGGTGATTACGGAAGGCGGCCTCGAGGCGGCCTACCTCCAACGCTGCCCGGGCCTGCGGTACATCTCGACGGTCGGCGACGGGCCGATCCAGGGCGAGTGGTCGCACAGCGGCGTCGGCTATGTCGTGTCGGGGCAGGAGTTCTACTCCATCACGTCCACCGGCGTCGCGACGCTGATCGGTACGGTCGAGAACAGCGGCCCCGTCTCCATGGCGGACAACGGCACGCAGCTTTTCATCGCCGCCGACCCGAAGGGCTACATCTACAACTTCGACACCGGCATCCTTGCCGAGATCACCGACCCGGACTTCCCCGGGGCGAGCACCGTCGGCTATCTGGACGGCTACTTCGTTTTCACCGAGCCCAATTCGCAACGCATTTGGGTCACGACCCTGTTCGACGGCACCAGCGTGGAACCGCTCGACTTCGCCAGCGCGGAAGGCGCGCCGGACGACGTGGTCGGGTTGGTGGTCAACCACCGCGAGGTGTGGGTCTTCGGCACCAACTCGACCGAGGTCTGGTACAACGCCGGCGACGCCGACTTCCCGCTGGCCCGCATCCAAGGGGCCTACAACGAGGTCGGCTGCGTCGCTCCCAACTCGATCGCCAAGCTGGACAACTCGATCGCATGGCTCGGGCAGGACAGCCGGGGGCAGGGCATCGTCTACCGCGCCAACGGCTACGGCGCGCAGCGCATTTCCACCCACGCCGTCGAGTTCGCCATCCAAGGCTACTCCGACATGACGGACGCCGTGGCCTACTCCTACCAGCAGGATGGGCACGAGTTCTACGTCCTGAACTTCCCGCTGGCCGACACGACGTGGTGCTACGACGCCGCGACGAGCGCTTGGCACGAGCGGCGCGGGCTGCTCAACGGCCAGTTCACGCGCCACCGCGGCAACGCCTTCGTCAACTTCAACGGCGAACTGATCGTCGGCGATTACGAGAACGGCAACCTGTACGCCTTCGATCTGGACGTCTACGCCGACAACGGCGAGACGCAGAAGTGGTTGCGCCGGTGGCGCGCGCTGCCGACCGGGGCCAACGACTTCAAGCGCACGGCGCAGCACGGGCTGCAACTGATCTGCGAGACGGGCGTCGGCCTGCCGGACGCCGCCGCCGACGAACCGCTGCTGGTCGAGGAGGGCGTCGAGGTGCTGGTCGAGACGGGCGTCGACGTGATGCTCGGCTACGCCTTCAACGAGAACATCGACCCGCAGGTCATGCTGCGCTGGTCCGACGACGGCGGCCACACATGGTCGAGCGAGCACTGGCGTTCGATGGGGGCCATCGGAGCGTCGCAGACGCGCGTCATCTGGCGTCGCCTCGGCATGACCAACAAGCTGCGCGACCGCGTCTATGAGATCTCCGGCACCGCCGCGGTCAAGGTCGCCATCATGGGGGCCGAACTGATCCTGAGCGGCACCGATGGCTGACATCACATCCATCCCCGCGTCGCGCGTCCCGCTGCTGGAGCCGGGCAGCAACGTCATGTCGCGGGAGTGGTATCGCTTCCTGTTCAACCAGTTCGGACAGACCGGCGGCGGCACCACGGCGCTCTCGCTGAGCGATCTCGAGCTCGCCCCGCTTAACGAGGCAGACGGCGGCGCGTTGAGCGAGGACGTGCAGGGCCTGCTGTCCGCGCCGCCCGTAACCGTGGTGCGCCGCCGCTACGGATCGTTCGTGTCGTCTGTCACGCAGACCTTGAGCGCCACCAACACGCCAACGGCCATCACATACGACACTGTCACGTCTTCGCACGGCATCGGCCTGTCGACGACGTCCCGCGTGCTCCCTGGTGTTGCGGGGGCGTACGCCGTGACGATCGTGGTGCAGGCGGACAAGACGGCCGGCGGGGACAGCCCGTTGTGGCTGTGGTTGCGCAAGAACGGCACGGACATCGTCGACACCACGGTTACCATGCGCATCCGGGGGTCTACGGCAGAAGTGACGCTGACCGCCTCCCTGATCATTTCCTTGGGGGCGACGGACTACATCGAGGCCATGTGGGCATCCGACAGCACAGATGTTATCCTGCACGCCACCGCGGCGTCCGCCTTCTACCCCGCCGGCCCCTCGGCGTTCATGACCATCACGCAGGTTGACCAATGAGCTTCTTCCTCTCCCCTATCGCCGGCGCAGGGCAGCAGTTCCTTGACAACTCCGGCGACCCTCTGACCGGCGGCCTGCTCTACACCTACGCGGCCGGCACGACGACGCCTGCGACGACCTACACGACGATCAACGGCGTGACGCAGAACACCAACCCGATCGTCATGGACGCGGCGGGGCGGCTTGAGAGCGAGGTGTGGCTGGAAGGCGGTGTTGCCTACAAGATCGTGCTGCGCACCAACACCGGCGCGCTGCTCGGCACCTACGACGACATCTACGGCATCAACGACCTGAGCACCAACGGCGTCGCGTGGGCTGACGTCACCGATACGCCGACGTCGCTGGCCGGGTACGGCATCATCGATGGCCTGACGCTGACGGAGGCCGCCGCGACCTATGCGCCGATCAACGACGCCTCCTTCACCGGCGACACGTCGATCCAGGACAGCATCGGCGACAGCTTCGCCGCCGGCTATCTCGACGTGCCGCAGACCGCGAAGACGGCCAACTACGGCCTGCTTATCAGCGACCGCGGCAAGTCGGTGGTCATGAACGGCACAAGCCTGACGCTGACCATCCCGGCCAATGCCTCGGTGGCCTTCCCCGTCGGCACCGCCATCGTCGTCATCAACCTCAACACTACGTCGCTGTCGGTGGCCATCACGACGGACACGCTGACGCTGGTCAACTCGACGACGACCGGCACCCGCACGCTGGCGCGCAACGCCATGGCCACACTGGTCAAAGTCGGCACGACCTCGTGGCTGATCGCCGGGCTCGGGGTAACCTGATGACCGGCGTCATGGCGGCGACCATCGGCCTGAGCGACCTGTCGTCGCCCAACACGGTCATCTTCGACTTCTCAACCCCGACGAGCGGCACGGTCACCATCCCCGTCGGGGCCACCGCGCTGGTTGTTGAGGCGTGGGGCGGCGGCGGCGGTGGCGGCTTCGGTCGCGACGACCTGAGCGGTTTCGGCGGAGGCGGCGGCGCGGGCGGCTACAGCAAAAAGACGCTGGCCCTGTCGGGCGACGACGGCAAGACAATCCTGTACACGGCGGGAGCCGTGGGCACCGGATCCAACACCGTCGACCCGGGTAACACCGGGGGTACGTCCATCGTCAGCAGCGGGACCTATCTCCTGACGGCGCTTCAAGCGGCGGGCGGACAGGGCGGCCTGTCCGACGGCTCGGGCAACCAGGGGGCCGGAGGCACGGCCACCGGCGGCGACACCAACACCACCGGCGCAGGCTCGGCCACCGCCACGATCGCGGGCGCGGCGGCAACGGCCGGCGTCGGCGGCCTCGTCGGCGGCGCAGGCGGCAACGGCGGCGTCCCCACCTTCGGCGGCGACCGGGGCGACAGCGGTACGCCCGGGCGCGTCCGCTTCGTCTTCACTGTGTAGGAGGGCCTGATGGCCGTTTACGTCCGCGTCCTCATCCCGTCCAAGACGGCAGAGAACACCCAAACGACGCAGTACACCTCGACTGCGGTGACGACGATCATCGACAAGTTCACGGCCACGAACTACAGCTCGTCGGCTGCCACGCTGTCGGTCAACCTCGTCTCGTCGCTGGACAACCCCGGCAACCAGAACCTCGTCATCAAGACGGTCACGATCCAGCCGGGGCAGACCTACCTGTGTCCCGAGGTGGTCGGGCAGGTGCTGCTGGCGGGCGGGACGATCTCGACCATCGCCAGCGCGGCGAGCGCCATCAATATCCGGGCCAGCGGGAGGACCATCTCGTGATCGAGGCACTCGAGGACCACTTCGTCAACCGGCTGGAGCTTCCGCGGCCCGCGATCGATTGGCTGCTGGACCTGTGGCGCGTCATCCAGGTGTTCGACGACGTGCACGACGGTGACGCGGTCGAGGACGTGATGCCCGCCCTGTGGGCCTCGCTCGTGACGATGCCGGGCAACCCCTTCTACCAGTCGAACGCCGCCGCGCTGCAAGCGGCCGTGGCCACGGCTATCCTGAAATGGCACGCCGCCAACGTCGCCGAGGAGCAGGGGCAGGCCGACGAGAAGTCCTACGTTTGGCGCGCGGCCTACTACGACGTGGTGCTGCTGGTCGTCCTGCTCTGCCATGGCCAGCCCGCCGCGCTGAGTATGGCCCCGCTCGTGATGATGATGTACGGTGAGCCGTTCGCGGCCTATCGGGAGGAGTTCCCCAATGCCTAACCCTCTCATCGCCGTAGCCGGAGCAAGCGCAGGCTCGTCTATTATTGGCGGAGCCATGCAAGGCCGCGCGGCCCGCCGCGCGGCGGACGCGCAGGTCCGGTCTACCGAGGAAGCGTCCCGTGTCCAGCGCGAGATGTTCGACCGGCAGGTCCAACTGCAAGAGCCGTTCCGCCAAGGCGGCATCACCGGCCAGAACCGCATCATGGAGCTGCTCGGCATCGGCGGGGACGCCAGCGCCGGCGACTACGGTCGCTACGGCCGCGACTTCTCGATGAACGACTTTGAGGCCGACCCCGGCTACGCCTTCCGCCTGTCGGAAGGCAACAAGGCGCTGGAGCGTTCCGCCGCCGCGCGCGGCATGCTGCTGTCGGGCTCCATGTTCAAGGGTGCGCAACGGTTCGGGCAGGATCTGGCCTCGCAAGAGTACACCAACGCCTTCAACCGCTACCAGACCAACCGCGCCAACCAGCTCAACCCGCTCCAGAGCCTGATGGGCGCGGGGCAGACGGCCACGAACCAACTGGCCGGAGCGGCAGGTCAACTCGGCGGACAACTCGGCGAGAACGCCCTCGGCGCGGGCAACGCGCGCGCCTCCGGCTACGTCGGCCAAGCCAACGCCTACACCAACGCGATCAACGGCGTCGCCAACGCCTTTGGAGGGTACATGGGCCAGCGCGCGCCGGGGCTGACCCCGAAGGTAGGTGGCTGATGCCGGTCGACGCACGCATTGCCCTCGCGGGTATCCCGCAGGAATACAACGCCTTCGGCGCGTACAACACCTCGCGCGCGGCAGAGCAGACGTTCCGCCAGAACCAGATGGTCCAGCAGGCCGCTCGCGACACGGCGGCTCGCAACGCCATGATCCGGGAGCGTGCCGCTACGGTGAACCCGGCCGACCGCGCGTCGGTCAACCAGTTCGTCAGCATGGCTGGACCTGACGCCGCGCCGTACATCGAGGCGTGGAGCGGCGGCGACACGATGTTCAACAACCGTGCAGAGGAAGGGCGGGCCGCAGGCAAGTACGCCCGCGAGGCGCGCGGCGAGGACCAAGGGTTCATGCAGCGCGCGATCGGTGCGGTCTACACTGACCCAACGGACGCCAACATCGCCTCGGTCGCCGCGCAGGCGGTCGCCGCGGGCATCCCGCAGGACCAGATGGACGCCTACGTCGCACGCATCGTTGCCGCGCCGGTGGAGCAGCGACGCACGCTGCTGGCCAACGAACTGGCCACCACGGCGGAAGGGCTTGCCCTGCTGAAGCGGTTTGACCCCGAGTTTGACGAGACGAACCTTGGCGGGTCGATCGACACCCGCCAAGTCAACCCGCTCGCCCCCGGCTATGCTCCCCCGCCGCAGACCCGCCGGGTCACGGAAAGCCCCAACCGGCCGGTGCTGGTACAGGACGCGCAAGGCAACTACGTCGCCGTCAATCCCGGCACCGGGATGGGCGCGCCTGTCACCATGCCCGACGGCTCGCCGCTCTCCGGCGAGACGCGCCGCGCGCCGGCTGAAGATGCGGCGGGCGACGCGCGCTCCAGCGCCGCAGAGGGCCTGCGGTCGACGCTGGAGAGCCTGCGCGGCTATTACGGCGCGCTTGATAAGAGCGGCGGCATCGTATCTACCGGCCGCGGCGCAGGGAACAACATCGCTGCCAGCGCGGCGGCGTCGCTTCCTGGCCGCGTCATCGGTCGCACGTTGGGGTCGGAGGATCAGACGCAGCGCGACAACATCGCCTCGGCGATCCCGCTGATCGTCGGCTCGCTCAAAGACCTGACCGGGATGAGCGCGCAGCAGATGAACTCCAACGTCGAACTGCAATTGTTCCTCAACACGGTCGCGGATCCCTCGCAGTCGATCGAGACGGTCAACGAGGCCCTGAACAGGTTTGAGCGGTACGTCGACCGCGTCGCCGGGGGCGGCGCGCCAGCGGGCGGCGGGGCGAACCTTCCCCCGGTCGGTGAAGAAGGCGCGCGGGTGCGCAACCGCAGCACCGGGGCGATCATGGTCAGCCGCGGTGGTCGGTGGGTGCCGGAATGAAGCAAGAGAGTGAATGGGAGGTCCTGCCGCCCGTCAGCGCGCCGCGCGCCGCCGCGCCTCAGAGCGAGTGGGAGGCCCTGCCCCCGGTCGCGCCGCGCCGTAGCGCCGCCGGACGCCAGCCCGCGCCTGCTCGTCCGCAGGCCGCGCCGCCGGTAGACGAGTACGCCGGCCCGGCGCTGATCCGGGATGCGCAGACGACGCCGGAGGGTACGACCTACATTGTTCGCCCGCTGGCCCCGGAAGACACGCCCGAGAGCCTTGCGGCGGAGGGCCGCTACTTCAACCCGACGACGAACACCTGGGAGTTCCCGCGCGGCATGGAGGACGTCGAGGTGCGCGGGTCGCGTCCCGAGATGCTGCCGATGGTGCGCCCCGGCGCTGCGCCTGCTGCGCCGCAAGGTGGGCCGCTGGAGCGCGCTGGTGCAGCGGTCGTCGACGCCTACCGCTCGAACCCCGTCACGCGCCAGTTCCTGAACTTCGCCTCCGGCGGCGCGCGCGGCATCCAGCGTGTCGCGGGCGGAGCCTACGGCCTGCTCGGTCAGGCCGCCGACCGGCTCGGGCTGGACGGCATCGGCAACGCCATGATCGACCAGGCGGACGCCTATCAGGCGCGCGCCAACGAAATGAATGCCCCGCAGCGCGCCGACAACCTGCTGCTTAACCAGACGGGCCAGTTCGCCGGCGAGGTCGCCGCGACCGCTCCGGTCGCAGGAGCAGTCGGCAGAGGCATCGCCGCCGGCGGCCAAGCCCTCGCCCGTGTCGCGCCGCGCGCCGGGCAGGTCATCGAGCGTATCGGTCAGGCCACGCAGGCGGGCGGCTTCCTGCCCTCCGCCGTGCGAACTCCGGCCGCCGGAGCCGCACCGGCTGTCGGCGAGCGGCTGGCCAATCTCGGCGTCCGCGCTGCGGGCGGTGCCATCTCGGGCGGCGCGCAGGCCGCGCTCATCAATGAGGACGACGCAGCGGCCGGTGCGACCATCGGCGCGCTGCTGCCGACGATCGCAGCCCGGCCCGCCAAGTGGGCTCTCAACCGCCTGCTGACCGGGTTCGAGGCCCTGACGGGCACGCTCGGGCGCTCCCGGGCGTCTGAGGTCGTGCGCAACTCGCTCGGTGTCGACTATGACGCCGCTGTCGCTGCGCTGCGCAACGCTGGCCCCGACGTCACTGCGCAGCAGGCTCTGGTCGAAGCGGGCGTTGAACCCGCCGCCTTTATGGGCATCGGCGCGGGCGTGCGCGCCGTCGAGCCCGACGCCTTCCTCGCTATCGAGGGTGCGCAGCGCGCCGCGCGCCAAGCGCCGATCGACCGGCTGGCCGGTGGCGCGAACCTGACCGAAGCGCAACTGGCGCAGCGCGGCGAGAAGGCTGCGCTCCGCGCGGCTACCGTCCCGATGCAGCAGGCGGAGCTCGCTGCGGCCGACGCCTCCGGCACGCTGGACGTGGCCCCCGTGGCCGCCGCGCTCATGCAGCAGGCCGACGCGCCGGGCGTCGGCACGACCAACAGCCGGGTGCTGGCCGAGATCGCGTCGGCGCTGGACGCGCTGGCCGCCCGCCGCGGTGGTGTGGCGTCGGCGGAGGACATCTACGCCCTGCGCATGGACGACCTGGACGACATCATCTCGCGTGCCCTGAGCGGCCAGCGGGGCGGCGACATCTCCGGTCAGGCCGCGCGCCGCAGCCAACTGGTGCGTGGGACGCAGCAGATGCTGGACAACGCCATCGAGGCGGCCGGTGGCACGGGCTGGCGGCAGTATCTGGACGACTACGCCAGCGGCATGCGCAGCGTCGAGCGCCAGAACATGATGGGCGTGGCCGGGCGTCAACTGCGTCAGGAGCCAAACGCCTTCGTCAACACGGTGGAGGGCGACGCGCCGGACGTCGTCTCGGGCGTCTTCGGCGGCAACCGCATCGACCTGCGCAACCTGATGAACCCGACGGGCGTCGGGCCGTCGGGCCTGGACGCGCTGGAGAGCGCCGCGCGTCAGGTGCGCCGCGACGAGCGCGTCGGCGTGCTGGCTACCGAGGGGGCGGGCCGCGCGCGTGAGCTGCTCGCCCGCCCGCCGCGTGCCTTCAACCGCACTCGCAACGTCATGACCATGGGGAGCCCGGTCACGGCGGCGGCCATGGAGTTCGGGTCCATGCTGGTCGACGCCAAGGTGTCGCCGCAGATCCGCCGCGAGCTCGCCCGGGCATATCAGTCGGGGGCGAACATGGACCAACTGCTCCAGATGGTCCCGCTGGCGACGCGCGCGCAGATGCAGCGCAACATGATGAACCCCGCGTTCTGGTCGCACCTGACCGGCGCGGCCACCAACGCCATGTCAACCGAGTAGCTCCTTGCGCTCTCGGGCGTTGCGCAGCTTGCCGTAGCGGGTGTGCATCCGCGCCATGTGCGAGGCTCGGGGGCTGTCCCGGCTCGCCTCCTCGCGGATGGCCTCCTTCAGTTCCCGCTCGGTCATATCGGGGAGCTTGGCGACCAGTTCGGTCCAGTTCATGCCTCACCTCGTATTTCTACCGCGCCGGGCGTTCCGCCGTTCCGGCAGATGAGGCTCGGCTCCGCTTCGACGAGCCGGGGCGACGAACAGGAAGGCACATAGTCATCCACCGCGACCGGCGTCGGTTCGTTGAGCGTGAAGGGAACGACCCAATAGTCGTGGTGGTCGTCGGTATCGCCCGCCGCCAAAGCGCGGGCAGCGTCGCCCGCCGCTGCGGGGCTATCAAAAATGCCTCCGCACTCATGGCGGTATTGGCCTTGGCGGAAGACGGCGAACAGGATGGTCATAGCGTCTCCCCCAGAATGGCGTCGAGTATAGCAAAGAACACGCCTTCGGCAGCGTCTCGGTCGCCTTCGTCTCCGAGTAGGTACGGCGGCAGGGCTGCGGCCCCGCGCAGTCGCACTTCGTCACTGAGGCCGTCCACGTCCCCGAGAACGCGACGAAGCATACCCTCAACAGCGTCCGCGCCGAAGCCATACGCTGGTGCTTCGCCGACCACCTGCTCAATCTCTTTCGAGAGCAGCGCCGTCATCTTCTCCAACATCGTAGTCATGCAGCCAACTCCTCTGTAGCCAGTTCAGACAGCGACCGCTTGTCGTGCAGCGCCTGCCATATCCTCTCGTCGATCGTCTTCTCAGTGAGGAAGACATAGACCCACACCGGGTGCTTCTGCCCGCTGCGGTGCAGCCGCCCGACCGTCTGCTCGAACAGTTCCAGCGACCACGGCAGGGAGACGAACACCACGTTCGACCCGCCGTGCTGGAGGTTCAAGCCATGCCCGGCGGACTTCGGATGGACCAGCAGCATCTCGATCTTGCCGGCGTTCCACCGGGCGATCGCGTCCGCGTCGTCCAGCGTCTGCGCCTGCGGGTAGCGCCGCTTCAGTTCGGCCAACTCCTCGCGGTAGTTGTAGACCACCAGGGTGTTGGCCCGCTGGTTCTCGGCCAGCAGTTCCTCGAGCCGGTCGAAGCGGTGCGACGAGAACCAGACCGGCTCGGGCGAATAGGCCCACCCACCGGCGAGCTGCTGGAGCTTGCTGGTCATCGCCGCCGCGGTCAGAGCCGTGATCATCTCGCCGCCGACCTGGGCGACGTAGTCGCGTTTCATGCGGTCGTACGCCTTCATGTCCATGGTCGAGCGCACCTCGACGACGTGGAGCGGCGGCAGGGTGTCGGCGTACTCGCCCGGCTCCAGCACGAACGTCGCGGGCTTGATCTTGGCCATGATGCCCGCCAAGGCGCTCGGCCGGGCGACCCACTGGCCGAACTCCCGGCTGATCGGGATGAACCACGTCTGGAGGAACGCCCCCTTGGAGCGCCCGAGCAGTGTCTCGTCGATCACCTTGCACTGGCCGAAGACGTCCTCCAGACCGTTTGAGGTGAACGAGCCGGTCAGGCCCCACCGGAACTTCAGCGGGGCCAGCAGCTTGAACAGCGCCTTGAAGCGCGCGCCGGACGGGTTCTTGAGCCGGGTGAGCTCGTCGAACACCACCCCATCGAAGCCGTCGAGCGACGGCAGGGTCTGGATGGTGTCGTAGTTGGCGACGACGACGTCAGCCCCGCTGGCGAACGCGGCGGCGCGCTGCGCCGGCGTGCCCACGGCCACGGCGACGGACAGGCCGGGTGCCCATTTGGGGGCCTCGACCGGCCAGACGTCGGTGCAGACCCGGCGCGGGGCGAGTACCAGCCACCGGCGGGCGACGCCGTCCTTGATCATGGCGTGCATGGCAGCGAGGGTGATGGCCGTCTTGCCCGCGCCGACGGGGGCGAGGATCATCGCCCTGTCCGTCTCGTACAGGAAGTCGGCACCCTCGTCCTGGTAGGGGCGGAGTTTCACGACCACTGCTCCGCCATAGCGGACGCGATGCCTGTGAGCGTGCGACTGCGCTCTTTCCAGCGGTTCGGCCCGGGGGGCATGAAGTGGACGCGCGGCTCTCTGCCATCCACGACGTCGGTCGGTGTCAGCAGCGGCAGGTTCTCGAGCCACAAGCAAGTCGCCTTGACCTCGCCGTGGCCGAACATCCACGGCTGGATAATCTGGTCCGGCTTTCGGATCTTGCTGGAAATGACCGAGATCGGGTTCTCCAAGGCGATGCGGTCGATCGGTGCGTTGAGCAGCCTGCGCACAAAGTCCAGCGCCCGCCCCTGCCGGCCGTCTGCGATCTTGGCCGGGAAGTGGCGCGCACCGGACACGGCCAGGTCGGTGCAAGGGGGGTGACAGATCATCAGATCCCACCCGTCCTCGATCACGTCGAACACGTCGCCTTGATAGTGGGGGCCGGCCACTTCGGTCGGCAGCAAATCGCAGGACACGGCGTCGTGGCCGCGCGCGCGGAAAGCGTCGCGCACCACACCGCTGTATTCGCAGGCGATCAGGACCCTCACGCCCCCTGCTCCCAACTGAACTGGCGCGGCGGCGACGGGCTGCGCACGACGACGTATTCGGGGCTGATGACGGTCACGCGGTCCTTGCGCTTGCGCGGCAGGTTCAGCCGGTCCATGGCGGCGATGACCTCGTCGTAGGGCACGTCAATCGTCAGCGCGATCAGCGTCGGCGTCATGCCGCGCTGCCGCAGTTTCACAATCTCTCTATCCATTCGTCGATCTCCTTCGTGGTTGACAGGCAGGCGTAGCGTTGTCCGAGCCGCGCCATCTCGGCGGCGAAGACGTGTTGGAGGGGCATCAGGCGGCCGCCGGGGCGCTTCAGTTCCACGAACCACGTCTGCCCTGGCAGGCACACGATCCGGTCGCTGACGCCGCGGTGCGACGGGCTGACGAACTTGAACGCCACCCCGCCCCGAGCCTCGACGGCCTTGCGGAAATAGGTCTCGACCTGACGCTCCAACATGGCCTGACCATACACATCAGAAAAGCGTTGACAACACTTTTCAGTGCGAACAGAGTGGCGTCAACAAGGAGAGACAGACATGAACCACTCGAAGATCGTCGGCGGCTCGACCGCCTCCCGCGTGATCCACTGCCCCGGCTCGGTGGCGCTGGTCGCCAAGATGCCCGAGCAGGAAGGTTCGTCCTACGCCAACGAAGGCTCCCTGCTCCACGAGGCCATCGCCGTCGTGCTGGACACCGCCTGCGACCCTGCGGACATGGTCGGCTTCGAGGCCCACGGCTTGACGCTGACCGACGACCTGCTGGAGCGCAAGCTACAGGTCGCGCTGGACCTGCTCCACGACTACGACCCCGAGGCCAAGCTGGAGTACATCACCGAGGCGACCGTCGACTTTGGCGACCTGCTGCCCGGCGTGTTCGGCTCCTCCGACATCGTCGGCCGGCTGAACGGCCGCGCCGTCATCCTCGACTGGAAGTTCGGCGACGGCGTCATGGTCGAGGCCGAGGAGAACATGCAGCTCATGTTCTACGCCGCCGCCGCCATGCGCACGGCGTCCTGCCAGTGGGCGTTCGAGGGCGTCACCGAGGTCGAGTGCGTCATCATCCAGCCGCCGTACATCAGGACGTGGACGACCGCGGTCGAGCGCATCAGGAAGTTCGAGCGGCAACTGGTCCGCGCCGTCGCTGCCTCGGCGCTGCCCAACGCGCCGTTGAACCTGGGCGACCACTGCCGCTGGTGCACCGCCAAGCCGGTCTGCCCGCTCAAGAGCGGCCAACTGGATCGCGCGCGGCTGGCGGCGATGAAGGCGATCGACGTCGACAAGCTGACGGAATATCTCGCCGCGGCCGACGCCGTGGAGGACTTCATCAAGGCGTGCCGTGCGCTGGCGCACGACATGCTGGAGAAGGGCGTCCCCGTCCCCGGCTACAAGCTGGTGGCCAAACGCGCTACAAGGCATTGGGCCGACCCGACGACCGCCAAGGCGCGGCTGCTGGAGCTCGGCCTCACAGAGACTGACGTGACCAAGACCGAACTGCTGTCGGTGGCGCAGAGCGAGAAGGTGCTCAAGAAGCACAAGATCGAACTGCCCGCCGACATGGTGGTCGCCGTCTCGTCGGGCTCCGCCATGACGGTGGAGACGGACCCCCGACCCCCGGTGGTCCAGATCGGGAAGCAGCTCGCTGCGGCCCTCAGCAAACTAGGATAGAGAAAATGAGCAAGCTGACTGTCTTCGCTACCGCCGGCCTGCCTTCGGTCGGCGACCTGACCGCCGCCCTGCGGCGCGTCGAAACCACCGCCCAAGCGGGCGGCGGCGGCATCATCCTCAAGATGGACAAGACCGGCCATTGGGTGTTCGGCTCCGACCAGACCGAGGTCGAGCCCGACAGCGTGTGGGCCGTGAACCCCTTCTCCTTCACCCACGGCTTCATTGCCTGGGGCGACGGCGAGGTGCTTGGCGAGAGCATGGTGCCGATCACCGAGCCCCTGCCCGAGCCCGGCCCCGTGCCGGATGGTGCCAAGAAGGGGTGGGAAGTCCAGATCGGCGCGGCCGTGCAGTGCATCACGGGCGAGGACGCCGGCATCAGCGCCCGCTACCAGACCACCTCGGTCGGCGGCAAGAAGGCCCTGACGGCACTCGGCCTCGCCATCGCGGCGCAGGTCGAGAAGGACCCGGCACATCCGGTTCCGCTGGTGACGCTCAAGAAGGAGAGCTACCAGCACAAGTCCTACGGCCGCATCTTCACCCCGCTGCTCGAGGTGACGAAGTGGGTGGCCATGGACAAGGAGCCGGATCCGGCAGATGCTGCCGAGGTCCCCGACGCGACGCCTGAGCGTCGCCGTCGCCGCGCGGCCTAACAGGGACTGTGAAAGCGGGCGCTGTCTCCTCCCCTCTGGACAGCGCCCGCGAGTAGCACATCAACCACATGAGCACCCTCTGGATCGACTTCGAGACGAAGTCCCGCTGCGACCTCAAGGCCAAGGGGGTCTACAACTACGCCCGCGACGCCTCGACCGACGTGCTGTGCATGTCGTGGGCCTTCGACGACGAGGACGTACAGACATGGCTCCCCGGCCAGCCGTTCCCCGAGCGGGTGCGCAACCACACCGGCCAGATCCGGGCGCACAACGCCGCGTTCGAGCGGCTGGTGTTCTGGTACGTCCTCCAGATCGACTTCGCCTTGGAGCAGTTCTACTGCACCGCCACCCAGGCCCGCGCCAACTGCGCGCCGGGTAGCCTTGAGGACGTCGGCCGGTTCTTCGGCGCGTCGATGCGCAAGGACCACCGTGGCGGCCAACTGGTCCGCGCGCTCTGCATCCCCCGGCCCGACGGCAGCTTCAACGACGACCCCGGCCTGATGGCCGAACTGGTCAAGTATTGCGAGCAGGATGTCCGCGCCATGCGCGACATCTCCAAGGCGACGCGCGACCTCTCCGCCGAGGAACTGGCCGACTACCACGTCAACGAGCGGATCAACGACCGCGGCGTGCTGGTCGACGTGCCGCTGGCCAAGGCCGCGATGCGCTACGCTGCCGCCGAGCTCGACGAGATCCAGAAGCTTGTCGTCGACATCACCGAGGGGGCGGTGCCGTCCGTCCGCAGCCCCCGGATGCGGGAGTGGGTGTGGGACCGCGTCGGGTCGCAGGCGCGCGACGTCATGACGGTCACCAAGGGCGACGTCACCAAGCGGTCGATTGACAAGAACGTCCGCGCCTCGCTGCTGGTGCTGGCCGAGGAGAACCCCGACGAGGTGCCGCCCGACGTCGCCGACGTCGTCCAGTGCGCCGACGACCTGTGGGCGTCCAGCGTGGCCAAGTTCGCCCGGATGGACGCCCTGGCCGATGATGAGGACCAGCGGGTGCGCGGCGCGTTCGTGTTCGCTGGTGGCGCGGCTACCGGGCGGGCGTCCAGCTACGGCGCTCAGCTGCACAATTTCGCGCGCAAGACGGCCAAGGACCCGGCATCCGTGCGGCAGTCTATGGTGCGCGGGCACGATATAGTGCCGGCGCACGGCAAGAGGGTGACGGACGTTCTCAAAGGGATGTTGCGTCCGACGATCATCCCCGCCGAGGGGAACGTACTTGTCGTCTATGACTGGTCCTCTATCGAGGCGAGAGTAAACCCGTGGCTGTCCAACAGCCAAGCGGGCGAGGCCAAGCTCAACTTGTTCCGGTCGGGCAGAGATCCGTACGTCGCCAACGCCAGCACGACGTTCGGCGTGTCCGACGAAGACGTTACGCCAGACCAACGGCAGATCGGAAAGGTCCAGGAACTTAGCTGTTCCTATGGTGGCTCGGTCGGGGCCTTCAACGCCATGGGCCGCATCTACGGCATACATTTGCCTGAGGCGCTCTCGCGCCAGATGGTCAACGCATGGCGCATCGCGAACCCGTGGGCCGTCCAGCATTGGGGCGATCTGGAGATGGCCTACACCCTAGCCATGCGCCAGCCGGGCCGCGAGTTCACGGCGGGGCGGGTGACCTATCTGTTCGACGGGCGGCACCTCTGGTACGCCCTGCCGTCTGGCCGGGTCCTGTGCTATCCTGACGCCCGGCGCGAGCGCGACGGCATCACCTACTCCAAGGCCGCGTGGAAGCCCGCGCAGGGGGCGGCGGAGTGGCCGCGCGCGCGGCTTTGGTCGGGGATGGCGTGCGAGCAGGTTACGCAAGCCACCGCGAACGATGTGCTGCGCGCGCTGCTGCGGGAACTGGACGCGCGAGGTATGGCCGTGGTCCTTCATGTGCACGACGAGGCGGGCGTAGAGTGCCGGGCGGAAGACGCCGAGCTTGTGTCTGCGATGATGGCCGAACTGATGTGCCGCGCGCCTGCATGGGGCGCTGGATTGCCGCTTGCGGCGGAAGGCTCTGTAATGTTACGATATGGCAAGTAACTTTGGAGCGCGTCGTGAGCGACCTAACGCAAGCCAGGCTCAAGGAGCTGCTGCACTACGACCCCGACACGGGTCAGTTTCGCTGGCTGGTCAAGTTCAGCCGACAGCAACCGGGCGGAGCGGCGGGCACCAAAGATGCGTATGGGTACAAGGTGATCCGCGTGGACCGCTGGCTGTACAAGGCGCACCGACTGGCGTGGCTATATGTGTACGGAGTTTGGCCCGGCGCCGGGATCGACCACATCAACCGGACGCGCGACGATAACCGTATCGCCAACCTGCGCGAAGCCTGCCAGTCTTTGAACAGCCTGAACCGCAGCACGACTGCAAAATCGCGTAGCGGCGTCCTCGGCGTGATTTGGCGAGCAGACCGTCAGAAGTGGACCGCGCAAATACGCATCGGCTACCGCACGGTTCACCTTGGCGTGTTCAAGGACAAAGACGACGCCGTGGCCGCAAGAAAAAAAGCAGAGACCATGTTTTTCGATAGCTACGCGATGGGGCGCTAAAACAGAATGATTACCAGTTTCGTCCGCTCGTCGTTTGACGCCAGCCACCGCGGCCCGTTCGCCGACCAGATCCACGGCCACACATGGTTCGTAGAGATCAGGTGGCAGGGCGCTTTGGTTAACGCATGGGCGATGCGCGCGCAGTTGGAGAACTGCCTCGCCGAGTGGGATCACAAGATGCTCGACGGGCGCGTCGAGCCGACGAATGAGGGCGTGGCGCAGGCCATCGCCGATCAGATTGCCGGGCTGTCCGAAGTGACGGTCTGGCGAGAGGGGCGTCTCCAATGTGGAGCGCGTTGGACCAACAACAATGAAAGGGGTCTGCCTGAAGCCCGAGCGCACAGACAAGAGATGGAAACTGAGTGGGATGGGGGGTCGCAATGACGGCCTCCCGTGTCCCGACCTTCTACCCCGGCCTGCACCAGCCGGGCGATGCAAAACACTTTGACCGGGCCTGCATCAGCATTCACCGCATCGAGACGCGGCGCAAGCCGATCGCCTGCCGCGCGGTCATGATCGACAGTGGTGCGTTCACCAAGCTGGCCAAGCACGGACACTACCCCGAGCCGGTCGAAGTCTACGCCGGCCAACTGCACCGGCTGCACACCGAGGGCATCGTCAACATCGCGATCGCGGCAACACAGGATTACATGTGCGAGCCGTTTATGCTGGAAAAGACCGGGCTGACGCTGCTCGACCACCAACGCCTGACGATCGAACGGTTCGACGCGCTCGCCGCAGCTCTCATCGCGGCGTTCGGCGGACCGGCACCCTTCCCGCTCATGCCGGTGCTGCAAGGCTCGACACCCGAGGACTACGTTCGCCACCTGCGCGACTACGGCGCGCGCATAGCGCAAGGTGCGTGGGTCGGCGTCGGGTCGGTATGCAAGCGCCAGGGCAGCCCCGCCGGCATCGAGGCGCTGTTGCGCGCCATCAAGGCCGAGCGGCCAGATATTCGGCTGCACGGGTTTGGGGTTAAGCTGACGGCCCTCAAGAACGCGGCGGTCAGAAAACTATTGGATACCGCCGACAGCATGGCGTGGAGTTTCAGCGCCCGTAAACAGGGCCGCAACGGGAACGACTGGCGCGAGGCCAAGGCGTTCGAGCAAAAAATCACGGGGAACGGCAAATGATCGACTTCATCGACTTCATCGCAGGGCTGGCCCCGGAGGGCGAGACTGCGCTGCTCAGCTTGCAGAAGCCGGTGCGCAAGAACGGCGAGGCGCAGATGCACGCCGACGGGACGCCGAAGTACACATGGCCCTCTTTCCTGCCGTCCGAGCGGCGCAAGGGTGACGCGCTCTACCTCAACACCGGCTCCTTCATCCTCGACCGGATGACGGACGGCGTCAGCGCCTCGGCAGACAACTGCGAGTTCGTCCTGTGCATGATGCTGGACGACATCGGCACCAAGTCCAAGGAGCCGCTGCTGCCGCCGACGTGGATCATGGAGACGTCACCCGGCTCATTCCAGTGGGGCTACGCCTTCAAGGACCAGCCGCCGAAGGCCGCCTTCGTCGCCGCCATCAAGGCCATCGCGGCGGCAGGCTACACCGACCCCGGCGCGGTCAACGCCGTGCGCAAGTTCCGCGTCCCCGGGTCGGTCAACCTCAAGCCCGGGCGTGACGGGTTCGCCTCGCGCCTGGTCGAGTTCCACCCCGACCGCGAGTTCACCCTCGACGACATCTGTGCCGCCCTCGGGGTGGTGCCGGATGAAGCCGACACGGCGGCCCACACTCCGCTGCGGCTGGCCGACACCGGATCCGACCCGGTGCTGAAGTGGCTGTCCGAGCACGGCATGGTGCTGTCGCGCGCCAACGCCTCGGGGTGGGTCGGCATCGTCTGTCCGAACAAGGACGCCCATTCCGACGGGTCGATCGACGCCGGCTACCGCCCGCTCGACCGCTCGTTCTGCTGCCATCACGGCCACTGCGAGGACCTGTCGTCCGCGACCTTCCTCGAGTGGGTCGGTGCGCAGGGCGGGCCCGTGGCCAAGCCGGGGCTGCGTGGCGACCTGCTGGCCGAGCAGATGAGCCGGATGCAGGAGAAGCTGACGCCGACCGAGTTTTTCGCTGACGACACGGCCGAGGTGATCGCCGAGGTCGAACGCAAGGAGTTGGGGCGGCTCGAGCGGGCGGACTGGTACAAGCGGTTCGCCTACGTCCAGTCCGAGGACAGCTATTTCGATCTGGTCGAGCGCCGCGAGGTGACCCGGTCGGCGTTCAACGCCCTGTACCGTCACATCCACTGCGTCAGTGTTCATGGCGGCCGGCGCATCGAGGCGTCGATCTGCTTCGACGAGAACCGTCAGGCCCTCAAGGCGGCCGCGGTGGCGGGCGTCACCTACGCTGCCGGCGAGAGCGTCCTGGTGGCCCACGACGGCGACCCCCTGGCGAACCGCTGGCGCGACGCACGGCCCGAGGTGGAGCCCGGCGGCGATCCGGCCAAGTGGCTCAACCACTGCCGGCTGCTGGTGCCCGACGAGGACCTGCTCGAGCACCTGTGGGACGTCATGGCGTTCAAGCTCCAGAACCCTGCGATCAAGGTCAACCACGCGGTCCTGCACGGCGGCGACGAGGGCTGCGGCAAGGACAGCATGTGGGCACCCTTCATCTGGTCGGTCTGCGGCCCGAAGATGATCAACCGCGGGCTGGTCGACAACGAGAGCCTGTCGTCGGCGTTCGACTATCACCTGGAGAGCGAGATCCTGCTCATCAACGAGCTGCGCGAGCCGGACGCCGGCGCGCGGCGGGTGCTGGCCAACCGGCTCAAGCCGATCATCGCCGCGCCGCCCGAGACGCTGCCGATCAACCGCAAGCACCACCACCCCTACTACATGGCCAACCGGCTGTTCGTCCTGGCGTTCTCCAACGACCCGGTGCCGCTGTCGCTGCCGTCGCAGGATCGCCGCTGGTGCTGCGTCTGGTCGCACGCGCCGCGCATGTCGTCCGAGGACGGGTGGGCGCTGTGGCAGTGGTTCAAGTCGGGCGGGTTCGAGGCGTGCGCCGCGTGGCTGTACGCGCGCGACGTGCGGGCGTTCAACCCGGGGGCCGCGCCGCCGTGGACCGACTTCAAGGCCAATCTGGTCGAGCATGGCATGTCGATCGCCGAGGGCTATCTGGTCACCATGATCGAGAACCGGGTCGGCGATTTTGCGGCCGGCGTCATCGGCTCGCCGCTGCACTCTCTCTGTGATCGCCTGTCGGCCGGCGCGCCACAGGGCGTGAAGATCCCGCAGCCGGCGCTGCTGCACGCGCTGAAGGAGGCGGGGTGGCGGGACATGGGTCGCCTGGCGTCGGTCGAGTGCCCAGGCAAGAAGCAGGTCTTCGCCGCGCCCGAGATCGCCGCCAAGGTGTCCAAGAGCGAGCTGCGGCGGATGGTTGAAGCGCCGGCGGAGCGCAAGGTCCAGATATGAAAACAGGCCCCTGTCGTTTCCGACGGGGGCCTGTCGTTCAATCAACCACGAGAGAACGGGCCGGGAGGCCACGAAACAGAACCTAGCATGTTTTACGGCCAGATCAACTGGCGAAGCGACCCCACCTCTTGCCTGTCTTGATGTCTGAAACCGCCGCCCGAGTAACGCCGAAATCGCGCGCGATGGTGCCATGGCCTTCGCCACCGGCCAGCCGCGCCCGGATGGCTTGAACGTCAGCACCCGTTAGTTTGGCACGTCCGTTTCGCTCACCTGCGCCGTCGTGCTGCCGGCCTTTCGCAACTTTATCCGCCATGTTGTCGGCGTGAGTTCCGAGAAACAGATGCGCGGGGTTCACGCAGGCGGGGACGTCGCAGCGGTGGAGAACATACTTGCCTCGCGGGACAGGGCCGTTCGCCAGTTCCCACGCGACGCGGTGGGTGTAGACTACCCTTCCGTCGACACCGATCTGCCCGTGGCCCTCGCGATGGGTGCAGCCTGACCAAAGTAGGCAGCCTCCGTTCGTATCGGGCTCTGTGCGCGCTGCAAGTCGTTCAGATAACATGCGTGTACTTTGCCGCGCGCGCCGGCCGCTGGCAAGTCACGGCCAGATCAACTCCGCCAGGAGGATGAGCGGCAAGGCGGTGACGAGCGCCGCCAGCAGCATGTCGCGGAGCGCCTTCATGTGCCTGGCTCGGGGTGGGAGCCGGAATATCCATCCAAAGAACCGGGTTGGCGGTCACCTCGAACTCGCTGTCCGACCGGAACCACCAGTCTGGCATCCATCCGCCGTCGTATTCATGGTTCCGGTCATCCCATGCTCCGCCCCATTCGATGACGTGCGGGCCGTCCGAGACGTGGCTCAGACCCTCGGTGTGACCGCCGTAGAGGGTCAGTCGTGAGCGTCCAGAACCATCCTCAGGCTCGATGAAATACGGGTCGGCGTCGTGTACGCACCAGCCCAAAATCGGGCGGTCTTTCGGGGCGCTTTCCATCGTCTGCCAGACTACAACCGGCTTCACCGTCGCACGGTGGGTATGAGCCGAAGGCGAATGAACCATACTCATGACCCCTTCTCCGTCTGAGGGAGGATGGTTTGGTTCACGCCTTCCGGCGTACCCGGCGAGCTTGATGGCAGCGCCTTGAGGTTGCTGACGATCCAGCGGCGCATCCTCGTCCACCGGTGCTCTGGCGTTTCGTTGTGATAGCTCCCCTCGTCGTTCTCCCACATGATCTCGCAGGCGAGGGCGTGGGGGATCGCGAACAGCGAGGCGACGTGTTCGTGGTCGTCCGGGTCAATCTCAGTTATCGGCATTCCGCGCGCAGCGCCGACCGCCCCCAGCGTGCAGACGCCGCACCCGTCGCCAAGTTTATGCGAGATCAGCTTGGGCTCGGGCAACGCATCGAGCGCCGTAAGGGCCTCGCCAAGGAACGCCTGCCCGCGCTTGCCTTTTAGCGAACTGGCGACCGCTCCCCGCCACCGGATCAGTTGCCAGTTGTCGTCTATGTCTTCGATGTATCCAGACCGGCTCATGCTCCCGCTCCTTCATTGCTAGAACAGCCTTCAGCGGGTTGGGGGGTGGAGATTGGGGTGCACATGGCGTCCGCGACCGCTTGGGCCTGCGCTTTGGTCGGGAATATCAGGACGTGCTCGCCGGGCTGGAGGCAATCCCTCTTGAACGCGCGGTTGCCGGTGTACTCTCCAATCGGACCGGGAGCGGTCGCCTTCGCGATGAACACGGCGTTGTCTCCGCCAAAGGTTCCGGTGTTGACGACTAGAGCGCCGAAGCCAAACGCAAGCTCGGCGGGCACGGAAGGCGGGGGGGAGGTGTACAAGGGGGTGCATCTGAACCGATCCCGATTGAACGGAAGGTCAGCAAGTGGATGGAAGCGTAGATCGGATTTTCCGGTTGTTTTGTTTGTGATCACCCAAGCGTTTGCCCCGAACTGACGCGGAGCATTCTCATTCAGCCAGCGGATTACAGCTTTCGCGCCGTCTCGGCTGTTCCAATCCATGTCGATGCTGTCGCTGATCGCGTCGGACAGGTCGTCTTCAAACTCAGACCAGTCGCCTACAACAGCCGCTTCCGCTTGCTCGGTGGGTACGGCCTCTTGGGGCCGTGAACCTGTACGCGCCAGTCGATCAAGAGCCCCGCCAAGGTCGTCCATCAGCGTTCCATCGACGTGGTCTGACAGGTCGCCATCTTCGTCTGCTCGGTGGCAGGCCGTCAGAAGCGCATCGGCGGCTTCCTTTAGGGCCTGAACGTCTCGGCGGTAAATGTCGGACAGAAACGACTGCTCGCCCCGTTTCTGCGCCTCAACCAGCACCGGGTGTGCCCAACCTCCCACAGAGGGAGAAGCTGCGAGCATGGTCAGGTAGATTTCGTGCGCGATGTAGCCCGCGTTCCCGAGGTAGCCGTCCTCGACCTCCGCGCGGCTCTCGATGATCCCCGCAATGTCATTTGCGGTGATGGTCATAACTGCATCAGACATCAGGTTGTCTCCTTGGTTGCGCGAAGGATTGCGATGCAGAGGGCGAGCGGCAGGGTTTGCGAAAGAGGGCCGCGCGGGTCGTGCGCCTTCCAGTTCATCATCGCCGCGTAGAGCGTATTCCAGCCGTCCAGACCCTGCCGCTCTGCCAGAGCAAGAGCAGCGTCGAGACTCGCGGTGAACTCAGGACATTCGATGGTTTCTAGCCAATCCGTGGGCTCCTCTTCCGGCGGAAGCTTTTTGCCCGTTTCGGAATCGTAAACGTCGTCTGGCGAGCGCCCCGGAATCGAGCAATGCAGCGGCCTCTCCGAGAACGGCCATTCAGCGGGCCAGTCGAGGTTCCAGTAGCCGTGCTTCGACTTCCACATTGAGAAGCCAAAGAACGCCTTGATGAGTTGCCAATCAAGCTCCCGCGATCCCTCCCCCGCCTTTTCCAGACGTTCGATAAGGGTCATTGGCCGGTCGCCTTCAGAATGGCGGCGTCGATGGTTGGCCACGAACCTTCCGCGATGATGCCTTCATCGGCCATCGCCTGAAGACTGTCGCGGGTCGAAATCAGCGCATCCAGCATGTCCGGAGCAGCGGCAATCAGGCGGGCGTTGGCATCCAGACGACGATCGCTGAAGCCTCCATAGCCGAGCGCGATCGCTATCGGTGCGCCAGCTTCGGGGCCAATGTCCGACCAGCCACCAAGGCGCGGGCCGTCGTCGTAGTCCAGCGAAACGGAAGTCTCGGTTTCGATCTCGACCCAAGGGCCGGGAGTGTGTTCGGTGTTCATCTCAATCTTCCTTCGTAGAGAGGGCTGAGCGGGCTTTGCGGAGGACCGCTGAACCGTTTTCGATGATGGTAGGGCTATGCAGCGTCGCGAGGGTGCGGACGATGCGGCCTTCGCCGTCGCGGATAGCGACCACGACCTCGATGTCGATGTCGTCCTCGCAGGCTTTCAGAAGACCCGTCGCCTGCCCTAGAGCGTCAACGGTTTCGGTCAGCAACTCCCGCATCTTCCGGTTGGCTGCGAGGATGAGGCGGAGGTCGGCGGTTCTGACGACAGCGCCACCGAGAGTCATGGCGTGGTTAGCGGTCATGTCCGCCTCAAGCCGCTCAACAGCCCTTTCCAGGTCATCAGTCATCACAGCCACCACAGGCTGACGACGCCGGCGAGGATGGTCAGGATGATCAGGCTGCGCGGGCGCAGGATCTCGAAGGCGGCGCGGACGGGCATCGGCCGGAAGTCCCACCCGCGGTGGCTGGCCTGGTCGGTGCGCATGGCTGCGCAGCGGCGGTGATCTCGGGGGTCGGTCATGTGGCGCGCTCCGTGGTTGCTGCGAGCCTGGCAGCGGCCGCGGTGACGCGGTCGCGCTGCTCGGGGCTCAGGGTCAGTCGCTCGAGCTGGCCGGTCGACATGGTCAGGGTCGACATGCACTCCTCGAACGTCTTGGGTGTCAGGTCGTGGACGGACATCACCGCGTGCGGCCGGCCGTAGATGGGGTGGGGCCTCATTGGGCGCGCTCCTTGCGCTTGGCCGGCGCTTTGCGGGGCTCCTTGAAGCCTGGCTTGATCGTCAGGAAGGCTTCAATCGACAGGATGTCGTTGCGGCGCTCGACCTTGCGGAAGCGGTACGTAAACCACTCCGTGCTTAGCGGGGCACCTGAACCTATCGGGTGAACAAAGCCGTTTTTAACGCGGCCTGCCGTATAGACGCCCCGAAGCGAAACATATCTCAGATCCTTTTCGACGAGGCCAGAGACATCCACACAAACGATTTCATCGCCTGGTTTGAAATCGCACATCACGGCCGCACCATGACGGCCAGGTCCGCCGCGAGGGCGAACCAGTTGGTGCGCGGCGCGACGAGTGTCAGCGGGTCGCTCTCGTCTTCGACGTAGCTGTCGCAGTCGTCGCAGACGTTGTCGGCGTTCAGGTCGGCCTCGTTGTCGGCGAACCATTCGCCGCAGACGCAGCACTCGCCGCCGTGGACGACTTGAGGATCGGCATAGTGGGTCATTGGACTTGCTCCCGTCGGTCGCTGACCCATGCGGTCACAGTCCAGCAAAGGGACGAGAAGGCCCATGTCGCGACCGTCCAGTCGCGAGCAGCGGCGGAGAGGGCAATGCCAGCCGAAGCTACGGCAATGCCGCTGATGTAGATGATTTTCATGTGTTGTCTCCATGGTTGGTTTGGCCACGTTGGCAGTCTTGCTTGAGCGTGTCAAGCAGCGCCTGGCGCTCGGTGATCGTGAGGAGGAGCGCGGCGGGTGGCGTGGTGTCCGGCGCGCGGCCGGTGATGATCGACTGCACGGTCGAGCGCGGGCGGCCGATCAGGTCGGCGATCTGTTGGTCCGAGAGGCCGGTAGCCAGTTTGAAGCGGGCGAGGAGGTTCATGCGGCCACCATAAGAGCGCAGGAAATGGACAAGAGGGCGTGAAAGGTGGCCAGACCGTACTTTTTCCGGGACACATGACAGGCGGCGAGGATGGTGTTGACGGTGAAGCCCGCCAGCGCAGGCCAGTTCATTCCGCGAGCCTTTCCAGCGTGGCGAGCCAGTCGGTGAAGCTCCCGCGCGTCGTCTCGGTCACTATCGGGACGTCAACGTAATCGTCGGCCTCTGTGACGTCGAACGGTTGCACCTTGACGTGCTCGCGCAGGGCTTTGAGGTCGTCGAGGGCGTACAGCTCGGACGGGTCAAGGCCAACGTCGGTGGCTGCGTCGAGCAGGGCGTACAGCTCGGCGCGGAGGTCGTCGATCGCCATGGCCTCGCCGGGGTGGCGGGCGGCGTCGCGGGCGAGGTTGAAGATGTCGTCGAGGGTCATGGGGTGGTGTCCTGAAGGGCTGCGATGCGCGCCTCTATGGCGTCGGCTTGTTTGGTGAAGGCACGGGGCTTCATGCCGCCTGCCGCGAGCTGCCGCAGGCGGGCGGCGTCGCGTCGCAGCCGGACAATCTCGGTCGGCTGTATTGCGACGAGGCGCGCGCGGTGCAGGTCGTCAGCGGCGATGAGGTTCGCGCCGCCGAAGACGCGGTTCATCTCCGCCGCGCGGGCGCGTTTCGAGATGCGCCCGGAAGGGCTCAAGAAGCTGTGGTCTATGGTCGGGCGGGTCATGGCTTAGACTGCTTGCCAGACGGTGAAGCCCTGGCGCTCGAGTTCGCGGACCCATTGGCCGGCGTCCATGCCGGTGACGGCGAGGCGCATGGCGATGCGGCGGGCGTTGACGGCCGTGTCGTCGTCACTGGCGCGAATCTTGCCGATCGCCTCTGCGACGGCCGCGCTGGCGCGGTCATAGCCGCCGCCGCGGGCGATGCCCTTGACCATTTCGACGCCGATGAGGTGCACATAGGCGGTGACCGCGGTGCGGCGGCGGATGGCGACGGTCGCGACGCGCGCGCCGTCCTTGGCGATGACGAAAGCCGAGACGCTGGCGAACGCGGTGTCGTGTTGGCGATAGACGTCGGTGGTCATGGTGTGTCTCCGTGGTTGAGAGGGTACCGTCTAGCAAGGTTGCTATGGTGTCAAGCGTCGGCCCATACGGGCTGTTCGTCGTCGAACAGATACGCTTTGCAGTCGTCCGCCATAGCGGACGCGGCCGGGCCGTCGTCCTGTTCGGGGCAATCGGTGTCGATCAGGTCGCCGGGCGCGTCGAACTCGAACCAATAGGCACGCGACGTGCGGAGCGAGCTGCAAGGCCAGATGCGGTTAAAGGCGGCGACGCCTTCGCGGCTTACGATGATCTTGCGACCGATTTGCGTGAGCATTGTCTGTCTCCGTGGTTGATGTCGTCACCGTGCGCCGGGGTTCGGCCGGTGTCAAGCAGTTTTGCTTATTTCACGCAGCTTGGCTTTGCGCGCGCGCCAGGCGCGTTTCTGCGCGTTGGAGCGTTTGGCGAAGGTTTTCGCGGCGCGGCGATCCGCGGCCACGCGCAACTTTATGTTCTCGCGTCGGACGGCCTCGCGCACGCAATCCATCATGTCGCGCGTCGGATCGGCGTTGTGGAGGGCGAGGGCGTATGCGCGGGCGAACGGTGTCATGACGGAATTCCTGGGTCAGTTGGGTCGAGCGTTGGGTCATCGATTTGGCGGCTATGACCTAGCGCGCCGGGCATATGTGGCGGGCGTTTGAGCCCGTGGCTAGGTTATATTGCCATTGCTAATCTAAGGGGAGTTTTAAAATAGTATAGCAATATTGCTAGTGTGTTATAAGAACTTCGCCAAATCGATGACCCATTTGACCCAGAAATCCCGCCTCGGCAGTCGTGGCAAGGGTTTGCGGGGTGTCTTACCATGACCCAGAACGTGACAATCCATGACCCAGGTGATGACCCAATCAGTTCTGCTAGGTTTCGCCCGTTAGTTATGCGTTGAGCCGCTGCAAATGATCGAGCGCGGTTCGCACTTCGTAACGATCGACGTTGACCGCGGCCGCAACGGCGCGCGACCACGTCTCGAGCACGGCCTCGCCAGTGGCGCGGCGCACGATGATCCAGCTATTGCAGTTAGCCGGCAGGGTCGGAACGATTGCAGTCATGGCGTGAGATCCTTCTAACAGTCCGTGAAGCCCGCCACGCTTGACCGTGGCGGGTAACAGGGAGCGTCAGATATCGACGTGGCGGTATGCGTCATCCTCCACCGCGGCAATGCCTGCCTGAATGTTGCCGGCGCGCTGCGCGTGGGCGCGCATCATCCGGAAAGCGGACTTGCGGTCCTCACTCGCCGAATAGTCGCCAAGGTGCGCGTTTGGCCAGTAGCGGACCGCCAGCGCGACGGCGCGGCGAACGGCGGCGCGTGTTTCTTGTGTCATCTTGACTTCCTCCTGAAAATGACTTAGGCGTAGACTTACGCCTAAGCGAAAAACGACTATTTGAACGCGGCGTAAACGTCGTCGGCTTTCAGCGTCGGCTCGCACTCCAGGAACCTTGCCTTGGCCTCTTTGCAGGTCGCGGCCCACGTCGTCGTCCCGACGTAGCGGTATGCGTCGCTTGTCCCGATGCGCGCATACAGGTCGATCTTGCGATGGTCGCGCTTGTCGCCGTAAGCCATGTGTCGTCTCCGCGGTTGATGCCCCATGTATCTAGCAATATTGCTAGGGTGTCAACCCACAAAAAGGGCCCTGACCTCCGCTTTCTATGTGGTCGCACGACGCGACGCCTTGCAGCTCGCTTCGCTGGCGTCGCCGGCGCGAGCGCGCGGCCTTGTGACGGAAGCCGGTTGCCGTTCGCCGTGAGGGGGAGGGGGTAGGGCCGAGGGAATGTGGGGTGCTGTGGCCAGCCTCCATGAACATTTTTTATTTTTTGCAAAAACGGCCCCTGTTTGCAGAAACCGTCGCATCCGCTACCTTCCGCAAATGAGCTTCACCTCTCTGACCCACGAGCCGCTCCAACTCCAGGCCACCGAGCAGCGGCTGACGGCCGTCTACGAGGCCGCCCGCAAGGGCCTGAAGGGCGACACCCTGGCCTACGCCGCCGGCATGAAGCCCTCCGACTACCGCCGGCTCCAGCAGATGGACCCGCTGGTCGAGATGGCCGAGCTCAAGGGCCACGCCGACGGCGAGATGGAGCTCGCCACCGTCCTCCACACCGCCGCCACCACCAAAGGTGACACCAAGGTGGCCCTGGACCTGCTGAAACACACCCGCGGGTGGGTCGCCAAGCAGCAGATGGACGTCACCGTCGACGAGCGGATCAGCGTCATCAAGGCCTTGGAGATGGCCAACCAGCGCGTAATCGAGGGGACAGCCATTGCAATCGACGAAGTATAGCGCCGAGGACGAAACGACCCTGATGGCGCGGCTGTGGTCGCCCGCGATCCGGGACGATCCGCTCGCCTTCGTCATGTTCACCTTCCCTTGGGGGCAACCGGGCACGCCGCTGGCCAAGTTCACCGGCCCGCGCCGCTGGCAGCGCGACATCCTCGCCCAACTGCGCGACCACATCCGCCAAAACGACGGGAAAATCGACTTCGAGATGTTCCGCAAGGTCGTCTCGTCGGGCCGGGGCATCGGCAAGAGCGCCCTCGTCTCCTGGCTGGTGCTGTGGATGCTCACGACCCGCATCGGCTCGACCACCATCGTCTCGGCCAACACCGAGGCGCAGTTGACGACGAAAACGTGGCCGGAGGTGACCAAATGGGCCTCCATGGCGATCAATCGGCACTGGTTCGAGCCCATCGCCACCCGCATCACCATGGCCAAATGGCTGACCACGGTCGTCGAAGCAGACCTGAACCGCGACACCCGCCTGTGGGCGGCCCACGCGCAGCTCTGGTCGGCCGAGAACCCCGACGCCTACGCCGGCACGCACAACTACGACGGCGTCATGGTCATCTTCGACGAGGCCTCAGGCATCCCCGACAGCATCTGGTCGGTCACGGACGGGTTTTTCACCGAGAACACCCCGGATCGCTTCTGGTTCGCCTTCTCCAACCCCCGCCGCAACACCGGCTACTTCTACGAGGCCTTCCACGCCCGCCGGGCGTTCTGGTCGACCACAATCGTTGATGCACGCACCGTCGAGGGCACCGACCAGAAGGTCTACGAGCGGATCATCGAGGAATACGGCGCTGACAGCCCCCAGGCGCACGTCGAGGTCTACGGGGTCTTCCCCAACGAGAGCGACGACCAGTTCATCTCGTCCTCCCTCGTCGACGACGCCATGGAGCGCGTCCAAACCAAGGATCCGACCGCCCCCATCGTCATCGGCGTGGACCCCGCGCGGTTCGGTTCGGACGCCACCGTCATCGCCGTGCGCAAGGGCCGCGACATCATCTCCATCCGCCGGCACCGCGGGGCGGACACCATGGAGGTCGTCGGGCGGGTGATCGAGGCGATCGACGAGTACAACCCGGCCTTGGTCGTCATCGACGAGGGCGGCGTCGGCGGCGGCGTCGTCGACCGGCTCAAGGAGCAACGGTACAAGCAGGTGCGGGGCGTGAACTTCGGCATGCGCAGCCGCCAGCCGCTGATGTGGGGCAACAAGCGGGCCGAGATGTGGGGGGCCATGCGCGAATGGCTCAAGACCGCCTCGATCCCCGCCGACCGGCTGCTCAAGAGCGACCTGATCTCGCCCCTGGTCAAGCCGGACAGCAAGGGGACGATGTTCCTCGAGAGCAAGAAGGACATGCGCGCGCGCGGCCTCCAGAGCCCCGACGCGGCCGACGCGATCTGCGTCACCTTCGCCTTCCCCGTGGCCTCCTCCGCGCGTGTCGACAAGACGCCGCCAAAAAGCTACGCTCCGACGCAATCCTCATGGATGGCGAGCTGATGGCCAAGGCACCCGCGCAGTTGATCGACGTCGGCGTCCCCTGCAAGAAGGGGCATGTCGTCGGTCGCTATGCGGTCAGCAAAAAGTGCGTCACCTGCGCGACCGAAGCTGCGCTGGCGTGGAACGAGGCGAATAAGGCCAAGCACCGGGCGAATGTGCGGGTCTACGCGGCGAAGCGCCGCGAAGAAAACTGCGCCTACGCCAGTGCGTACCGCAAAACCCATCCAGACAAGGTCAAGGCCGTGAATGGCCGGTGGCAGGCCGCAAACCCCGAGAAATACCTGCGCATTTCAAGCACATGGAAAATGCGGAACAAGGCGCATGTGCGGGCCAAGGCCGCCGCCCGCCGCGCGATGAAACTCCAGCGCACGCCCCCATGGTTGACGGACGCACATTTGGCGGACATCAAGGCGCTCTACGTCGAGGCCGCCGGAAAAACGCGCACAACCGGCATTAGCTGGCACGTCGACCATATCGTGCCGCTCCTCGGCAAAACCGTCTCGGGCCTGCACGTCCCGTGGAACCTGCAAGTGATCCCCGGAAGCGAGAACATGCGTAAAGGCAACCGGCACGATGGCTAAGCCCGACACCAAGGACGAAATGCTTTCGACCATGCGTTCGCGCATGACTGTGGCCATTGCCGCGCTCGGGAACAGCAGGGAAGCAGAACTGGACGACCTGCGCTTTATGGCCGGGTCGGCGGACAATTCATTTCAGTGGCCAAGCGAAGTCCTCAGCAGCCGCGGGTCCACGCAGGGCATGACGATCAATGCCCGGCCGTGCCTGACGATCAACAAGCTGCCGCAGCACGTCCGCCAGGTGACGAACGAGCAGCGGCAGAACCGACCGACAGGCAAGGTCATCCCCGCCGACGACAACGCCGACGTCGAGGTGGCCGAGGTCTTCAACGGCATGATGCGGCACATCGAGTACGTCTCGGACGCCGACGTCGCCTATGACACAGCCTGTGACAATCAGGTCACATACGGCGAGGGCTACGTCCGCATCCTGACCGAGTACTGCGACGAGGCGACGTTCGATCAGGACATCCGCATCGGCCGCATCCGCAACTCGTTCAGCGTCTACATGGATCCGATGATCCAGGACCCCACGGGCGCGGACGCGCAGTGGTGCTTCATCACGCAGGACATCACCAAGGTCGAGTACGAGCGCCAGTGGCCGGACGCCAAGGCTATCTCATCGATACAGGACCAAGGTGTCGGCGACCCGTCCCTCAGCCAATGGCTGAACGAGGATACGGTGCGCATCGCCGAGTATTTCTACGTCCACTGCGTGCCGGCGACGCTGAACCTGTACCCCGACGGCCTGACCGCGTTCGAGGGCACGCGCGAGGACAAGGCGGCGCGTCTGGTGTTTGGGAAGCCGGTCCAGAGCCGCCGCTCCGACCGCAAGACGATCAAATGGGTCAAGACCAACGGCTACGACGTGCTCGAGGAGCAGGATTGGCCCGGAAAGTGGATCCCGGTCATCCGCGTCGTCGGCAATGAGTTCGAGATCGACGGCGAACTGCACATTTCAGGCCTCATCCGCAACGCCAAGGACGCGCAGCGGATGTACAACTACTGGACCAGCCAGGAGGCAGAGATGCTCGCCCTGGCACCCAAGGCCCCGTTCATCGGCTACGGCGGGCAGTTCGAGGGCTATGAGGGCCAGTGGAAGACGGCCAACGTCAACAACTGGCCGTATCTGGAGGTCAACGCCGACGCGACCGACTCCCTCGGCAACCCGCTGCCGCTGCCGCAGCGCGCGCCGCCGCCGCTGGCGCAGACGGGGCTCATTCAGGCCAAGATGGGGGCCTCGGACGACATCAAGTCGACCACAGGCCAGTACGACAGCAGCCTCGGGGCCACGTCGAACGAACGGTCGGGCAAGGCGATCCTCGCGCGCGAGAAGCAGGGCGACACCGGCACCTACCACTACGTCGACAACCTTGCCCGGGCGATCCGGCACGTCACGCGCCAGTGCATCGACCTGATCCCGAAAATCTACGACACGGCGCGCATTGCCCGCATCATCGGGCTGGACGGCGAGGTCAGCATGGCCCGCATCGACCCGTCGCAGGACGTGCCGGTGCGCAAGATCGAGGACGAGGAGGGCAACGTCATCGAGAAGGTCTACAACCCGGCCGTCGGCAAGTACGACGTCGTGGCGGTGACCGGCCCGGGCTACATGACCAAACGCCAGGAGGCCGCCGAGGGCATGCAGCAGGTGCTGCAAGGTAACCCCGCCCTGTGGGCCGTGGCCGGCGACCTGTTCGTCAAGAACATGGACTGGCCCGGAGCGCACGAGATGGCCGAGCGGCTGCGCAAGTCGATCGACCCGAAGCTGCTTGCCGACGACGACAAGTCGCCCGAGCTGCAAGCAGCCGAGAAGCAGATCGAGGAGATGGGCGGCATGCTCCAGCAGATGCAGGGTGCCCTCCAGAACGTCGAGAAGTCGATCGAGGCGCAGACGCTGCGGATCAAGGCATACGACGCCGAAACCAAGCGCATCGGCATCATGCAGGCGGGCATGACACCCGAGCAAATTCAAGATACCATCGACGGAACCATCGACGCCGCCATGCAAACGGGCGACCTCGCCCCGCAGACCCTGACACCGCAACTGTGAGATCACCATGTCGCGCATCGTCCCCCTCCCGACTTCCAATACGGTCGTCGACAGCACCGTAAGCATCATCAACGCTGACGGCAGCGTCGCGTCGCTGCCGGCCGCCAACTCCGACGGCAGCCAGGACATCGCCGGCGGGAACGGCACGAGCGCCGCGACCGCCGCGAACCCGTTCCCGGTGGCGATCAGCCCGTTCCCGTTCGGCGCGACGCCGATCAACGGCACCAGCGGCAACGTCGTCAATGCTCAGGCGCAGGCCGTGCTCGCGGGCGCGTCTGGAAAGACCACCTACATCACTGGCTTGACTGTCAGTGGCGGCGGCAGCACGGCGGGCGGGGGCGTGACCGTTCAGATTGCGGGCCTTTTGGGCGGAACGATCTTTTTCCCTATCATGATCCCGACGGGTGCTACAGTTCCGATGCAGGGTTTGCAGTTGAATTTTAACCCGCCTCTCCCGGCCAGCGCCACGAATACGGCGATCACGCCCACATTGCCCGCAGTGGGCGTGGGCAGCACTCACGCAGGTATCGTCGCCACCGGCTTTCAGCTCTGATGGCCGGCAAGACCTACCCCGAACTGGACGCCGCCACAACGCCGCTTGCGGATACGGACGTGGCCGCGGTCTACCGTTCGCCGGGGCCGCTCAAGCAGACGCCCCTGTCTGCACTTGCGGACTACATCAAGACGTTCTTTTCGGCGCCGGGCGGGTCGGCGCTCGTCGGTTTCATCGCCTCCGCCGCCGGGGCGGTCGCTACGACGCTGCAAGCGCGCGGCCGCAAGGTCATCTACGCTTCCGACTTCGGGGTGACCGGCGACGGCACGGACGAGGCGTCGAAAATGCGCTCGGCGCTTGCCGCAGCAGCGGGCAAGTCTCTGTACCTCCCCACCCCGACGGGGACGTACATCCTGTGCAACAGCAGCCTCGGCACGGTCGCGGCCAAGACCCGCATCTTCGGCGAGAGCAAGCGCGGCACGGTCATCCGCGCGGGCTTCGGTTCCGGTACGCTGATGACCCTGGCGGACGGCGTGGAGCTCGAAAACCTCGCGTTCGACGGCAACTCGCAGGCTTGCAAAGGTATTGAGATCCTAGGCACCGCTGGCAACCAGTCGATGACCGAGGTCCGCGTCATCAACTTCGCCAACGACTGCATCTATTTCGAGAAAAACGCCGGTTCTGGCTTCAACGCCGTGGGTCTGGAGGCTTTCCGTTCGGACGGCGCTTCGGGGTCGGGAAACTACGCCATCCGCATCGAGGACGCTTCGGGCGGGCTAGGACCCAAGCACTTCTTCGGGCTGGAAACGGGCGGCAACTGCGCCTTCTCGTTCGGCGGAGCCAACAACGTCTTCGTCGTCGGCTCGACGATCGCCGATTGCCTGTTCTCGGTGAACAACCAGTCGGTCCACATCATCGGCTGCCGCACCGCAAACGCCTCGTCCATCACCATCCTGGGGTCGTCGGTCAGCATTATCGGCGGCAACGTCAACCCGCAGATCATCCTTGGATCCGGCGCGCAGTCCTGCTTCATCGCACCGGCAGCGGCCAACAACGGCATCGTCGACAACTCGGGCGTGGCCACCAACCAGATTTTCGACGGCGTGACGCAGTCGTACACCCCCGTCCTCTCGACGTCGGGAGGTACGGTGACGCTCGGAAACGGCGACATCTCCGGCTCGTACTGCCGCACCGGCACGCAGATTGCGGGGAACATCAACTTCACCGTCGGCTCGACGACCGTCTTCAACGGCGGCGGCGGCACCTTGCGCTTCACCCTTCCGTACACGCCCATCAGCATCTCGCTTCAGCGCCAGGTGCAGGCGGAGATCGTCGATGCCACAACCCCCGCAGCCCCGTACATGACCGGCGGGCTGGTTCAGCAGTCCGTTGCCTATCTGACGCTGATCCGCGATACGACGGGGCTGGTGACCAGCGCCAGCCCGATTGCCGTCCCCGCAGCAGGGGATACCTACCGCCTTTCGTTCCTCTACAACCTGTAAGGACCTGCCATGACCGCTCAGGACCACATCGACGCCATCGGCCGCGCGCAGCTCCGGTTAGAGGCCGACCTAGAGGACCTCGTGGCCGCGTCCAAACTGGTTGAGCGGCTGGCGCTGCGGGCCAACATGCAGGCCCGCCGCATCCATCACCTTCAGGACAAGGCGCAGCGGGCCTTCAAAAACGCCTACCCGCAGGACAACATCGTCCTGTTCTCGGGCGGCACCGACAAACCTCCGGTCGATGATCCCGACGGCCCGGTGAAACCGTGAGCCTGATCTACACAATCGCCACGGCCGGCGTCTTCATCGCTTGCTTTCTGGCCTACAGGTCGAAGCCGGAGAAGTACGCGGACCTGATGGGCGTCAGCGCGCTGCTGTCGATGGTCTTTGTCATCGGCAACCTGCTGGTGACGATGTACGGCTTCCCTGAAGTCCTGCTCGCCTCGCCTATACTGGACGCCTTCCTCGCCGTGATGATATACCGCGCATGGCAGAAGAGCCGCGAGCCGTGGAAGGTCGTCGTCGTGGGTGCCTTGGTGGCACAACTCATGCTACACGTCGTAGCGATTTCCATGTGGAAGTTGGGCACCCTGACGCAGCACGGGCTGTACCTGTATGCTGTAGCGATCAATGCGTTTTTCATCGTTCAGCTTCTGGCCCTTGGGTGTGTCGGAATGGGTCATGGTCTGGATCGGCTTCGCGCTCATCTTTTTGGTCGTCGGGGTTTGCGTCTTGCTGAGGATGCTCACTAATGAGCGCCCCAACGCTCGCCGTGGTGGCGAACGACGTGAAACACCTGACTGACAAGGTCGCCAGCCTTGAGCGCCAGATGGACGCGGTCATGGCTCTGCAACGCTGGCAAATGGGGGCCGCCGTCGGGTTCGGCGTCGTCCTCACCCTGTTGCTACCGAAAATCTCGGCGGTGTTGGGGCTGTCATGACCCGCAATTACGAAACCCTGGACGCGATCGTCGTCGTCGGCAGCATGGTGATGACCTCTGGCATCGCCGTGGGCTTCTTCATGCTCAAGGTCGAGCCGGAAGTCGCCCCGATCCTGTCCAGCATGGGGACCGCCATCATAGGCATCCCCGTCGCCTACGGGGCCTTCCGGTGGGGCAACAAGATGGGCCGTGAGGAAGTGCGCATCGCCAACACGGCGAGCGACCCCGTGCCTGTGGAGCAGACATAATGACGTACGTCCTCGGCGCAAAGTCCAAGGAGCGCCTCGAAGGCGTCCACCCCGATCTGGTGAACGTGGTCGAAATGGCCATCCTGCTCACCAAGCAGGATTTCATGGTGCTCGAGGGCGTCCGCACGCCCGAGCGCCAGGCGGAGCTGTACGCTCAAGGCCGGACGAAACCGGGGCAGAAGGTGACGTGGACGCTGAAGTCCAACCACTTCAAGAACCCGCAGACCGGCTACGGTCACGCGGTCGATCTGGTGCCGTCCCCCGTGGACTGGTCGCACAAGAAACTGGACGTCGTCTCCAAGGCCATGTTCGCCGCGGCCGACACGCTCGGCGTCGAGATCCGGTGGGGTGCCGATTGGGACCGCGACGGCAACCCGCGCGAGAAGGGCGAGAGCGACAGCCCGCATTTCGAGTTGGTGCTGTGAAGACCTTGACGCTGCGCGCGTATCTGTACCTCGCTGCGGTCGTCGTGGCCGCGGTCCTGCTGCTGTCGTGGTGCGCAGACCGTGCTCGGCTCAAGACGATGCGCGCCGAGGCAACAATCGGGCAGGCCACCGGCAAGGCGCTGGACACGGTCGCCACGAAAACGCCTGTCATCCGACAGGAGCAAGAGGAGAAGCAGCGTGAAGTCGACAACATACCGGGTGCTGACGATCGTCTCCCTGACGGGTTTGCTCGCGACCTCGAGCGCGTGCGCCGGGGGACCGGCGAGCGTCGTAATCCCTGACAGCCTGCGAGGACCCTGTGAGAGCACCGTGGACGTGTCGGGCGCTCAAACGGTCGGCGATCTTGGCCAAGCCATTGTGCAGGGCGACGCCGACCTCCGCGTCTGCTCTGTCCGCAAGGACGCCGTCGTCGCCATCGCCGAGAGCCAGAACCGGCGCTGGTGGCAACTCTGGTAGTTGCCAAAAAACAGCGACGCAGTTACCTTGACAGCACACGACCCTACCGGCGGGGCACACCGGGGGTTCCAGAGAACCGTAGATGACCGAAGAAAACTCAGCGGGAGTTGAAGCCGCGCCAGAACTGGAGGCCACGGCCCCTCCCGTTGCTGAAGTCCAACCGCCGGAAGACGTGACGCCCAAGACCTTCACCCAGGATGAACTGGACGCGGTCGTCAGCAAGCGTCTCGCAAGAGAGCAGCGCAAGTGGGAACGAGAACAGCAGCGCCAAGCACCGCCGCCTGTCACCCTTCCGCCGGCTGACCAGTTCGAGAGCACCGAGGCATACGCCGAGGCGCTGGCAGAGCAAAAGGCACTCGCCTTGGTCGAGCAGAGGGAGCGGCAGCGCCAGCAGGACGCCGTTGTCGAAGCCTATTTCGACCGCGAGGAGCAGGCCCTCAGCAAGTACGACGACTTCAAGCAGGTCGCGTACAACCCGTCCCTGCCGATCACGACCGAAATGGCCGAAACCATCCGCGCCTCCGACATCGGCCCCGACGTGCTCTATCACCTCGGGACCAATCCGGCGGAAGCGGCGAGGATCTCGAAGCTGTCGCCTCTCTTGCAGGCCAAGGAGATCGGAAAGATCGAAGCCACGCTGGCCTCGGCCCCCCCGGTCAAACGCACCACCTCCGCGCCTCCGCCTCTCTCGCCTGTCACGCCCTCCAGCAGCGGCACGCCCGCGTACGACACCACCGACCCCCGCTCCATCTCCACGATGAGCACGTCGGAATGGATCGCGCAGGAACGCCAACGGCAGATGAGAAAAGCGGCCAACTGAACCCCGTCTGCAAGGAACCGCCATGGGCAACTCCCTTCTCACCATCGACATGATCACCAGGAAGGCCCTGGAGATCTTCGAAAACAACCTCGTCATCACGCGGAACATCAACCGCCAGTACGACGACAGCTTCGCCAAGGAAGGTGCCAAGATCGGCTCCACCCTGCGCATCCGCCTGCCCGACCGCGCACTGGTCACTGACGGTGCCGCCCTGCAAGTGCAGGACGACAACGAGCAGTACACCACGCTGTCGGTCAGCAACCAGAAGCATATCGGCGTCAACTTCACCTCCGCCGAGATGGCTCTGTCGCTGGACGACTTCGCCGATCGCGTCCTCAAGCCGCGCATCAGCCAACTCGCCGCCAGCGTCGATGCCGACGTCGCCAACGTCTACAAGGACGTCTTCAACGCCGTCGGGACCGCCGGCGTCACGCCGGCCACCTCGCAGGTCCTGCTGTCGGGCCAACAGGTGCTGAACGAGGGTGCCGTACCCATGTCGCCCCGCTACGCGACCGTGAACCCGGCCGCCAACGCCGGCCTGGTCGAAGGGCTCAAGGGCTTCTTCAACCCGGCCGACACCATCAGCCGTCAGTTCAAGAGCGGCATGATGGGCACGGGCGTGCTCGGCTACGACGAAATCAACATGTCGCAGTCGATCAAGGTCCACACCTACGGCACCCGCGCCGCCACCGGCGCGACCGTGACCACCACGGTCGCCACCCAAGGGGCCAACACCATCGCCATCACCGGCACCGGTGCGCAGGTCATCAACAAGGGCGATACCTTCACGATCGCCAACGTCTACGCCGTCAACCCGCAGACCCGCGAAAGCACCGGCTCGCTCCAGCGGTTCGTCTGCACCGCGGCAAACACGGCCTCCGGCGGTGCGTACACCTCGGTCGCCATCAGCCCGGCGATCTACACCAGCTCCGAGGCGCTGGCGACGGTCAACTCCTTCCCGCAGTCGGGCGCTGCGATCATCTTCGACGGCGTCGCCTCGACTTCGGCTCCGCAGAACCTGATCTACCACAAGGACGCTTTCGCGTTCGCCACCGCCGACCTCCTGCTCCCGCAGGGTGTCGACATGGCCTCGCGCCAGGTCCACAACGGCATCTCCATGCGCATCGTTCGTGATTACGACATCAACAACGACCGCATGCCCTGCCGCATCGACGTCCTGTACGGCTACGG